AGTTAGAAATGCGGGGTACTTATACTACACCTCTGAAAGACGGAGATTATGTAGAAGTAAATCCTACTAAAAACGATTCTGTTGGTCAAGGAAACAACACAAACATATAAGAAAGAAGGAATATAAAAATGCCACTATGGGGATCAATAGACAATGCTGCCAATTCAGATATTGCAGCGTTGATTCAGGTAGGTTCTAATACACAGTTTGATGTAAATAGAACTACACTTTATAACAATACAACAGCAAATACATTTCTAAAATCCGCTCAGGGCAACGTAGTCGTTGGTCAGTTCGGTGTTTCTGCTGGTGAAATTCAGGCAATGAATGAATCAGGTATGGGACATGCTCCACACTCTGGTTGGGTTCTACGTCATGAAGGCACAGGACTTAAAGCAGGACGTGTATGGTACGAAACACTTGTTGCTACAGGTTCAATGACTGGTGATGGTTCAGACGATACATATCTACCAGATTATAAGTTAAGTATTGCTACACAGCCATCCAGCAATTCATCTGCAACTGCTGGCAATCTTACATTCACTGTTGTCGGTTCGTCTGTACCAACTGGTGCTACATTTACATATCAGTGGCAGGTCAACAACAACGGTTGGGCAAATATTTCGTATGCTGCTGGCCAGTATTTCAATCCAACTACTGCAACACTTACAGCAAACAACATTACCGCAAACGGCAACGTATTCCGTGTAATGGTAATGTCAGCAGGTGCGACAACAGTAATTTCATCAAACGCAACTATCTCTAAAGTATAAGGAATAGTTTATGAAAACTTTCCGTGACCATCTAAAAGAAGAAGTCAAGATCGGTGCCCTCTCCAGTGGGGGCATCGACGTTGAACGAGATGCTATCAGAGATGAAATCAATGGTATTCTATCTGCAATCGCATCAAGACCATGTGTCACACCTTACGCATCATTAAACAAGATTCGTAAGGCACTGGCATACTTTCATATTCACTTGCCAAAGAGAGTTTATCTAGAAGGTAGACATGGTATTGAAGTATGGGAAGTAAATCAGTTTGGTGACAAGATGGGTGTAACAGATCAAGGCGAATGGATCAAGCATGTGCCTTGTAAGTATTATCTTTTCTTTCATTATCATCGCATGGGTGGTATGTATTACATGGAAGCCAAGATTGTTGATGATAATGAACTAGAGACTAGAGTAAACACCGCTGAAAAAATGGTTGCTGAAGAAATGGACGCAGCCATGAGACAGGATCTTGCTAAGGCAAAAGCACCTAAAGAAGATCCACATACTGCTCTAGGTGATTGTGATTGCAGTCAAGGTGACTCACCAAGCACCAAGTCTGCTATTAAAGTCTCTATGAAGAAGATTGAAGAAGCGTCTACTGAAAAGTTGATTCGTTACAGAAACAAAGCAGGCGAAGGTCGTGAGAAGGGTGCTAAACTTGCTTACGCTAAACTAACAGGCAAGGCTAAAGTTTCTGCTACTATGCCTAAGCATCCTTACATGGAAGAAGATAAAGATCCTTGCTGGAAGGGTTATGAAATGATTGGCATGAAGAAGAAAGGTGGCCGCAAGGTACCTAACTGTGTGCCAGTTGAAGAAGCAAAAAGAGTAAGATTTATTGGCAAACAAAATCCTGCTGATCTACCTCCTAAACCTGATAATTATAATTCAGGTGATTTCGGAAGCAAGTTGGCACGTGAGGGTGGTATTAAGTATTCTGGTAAAAAGAAACCATCTCGTCCAATTAAAGAAGAACAGATTGATGAAAAAGCACCTCCAGGTGCCAAGTTTGAGCGCATGGTCAAGCACATCAAGAAGGGTTATTCCAAAGACGGTCTAACTGCCAAAGAAAAAGGCATCGCATACGCTACAGCATGGAAAGCAAAGAAGCGAGAGTCAAAAGACTAATATGTAATGCTTGATTTAAATGATGGAAACTTTTTGATTTATGCTGCTAAACACTATGATCGTCCTCACATTCTCCAATCAGAGTTTGAGGACGATCTAAAACGCATAAAGTATATCAAAAGGTTATTGCGTAAGTATAAACAAACAGGTGAGTTCAAAGAACGTCTAATACTAAATCATGTTATAGTTCTTGGTAATGTCTTTGGTGTAGAAGCAGCAGTCAACATGCTTTTTCACAAAGTAGATCGTGACGACTACCCACAACTCAAAACAATTTTAATATATCTCAACTACTTACCCACACATTTAAAAGTTACGTTTGATAAATACTACGTTAGACAAGAAGAGATTTCTGTAGATTTATCAATAGCAGACATATTGAGGAACTTATGATTAACGAAGATGCTCCAACAGTAAATGCAGGATCAGGTAACATTGCTGGTCTAGGCGTTGGTCCTCAGGGAGAACCTGGTGTTTCTAAAAAAGCACAAAGAAGAATACAACGCAAAGAGAAATCAACACCAACTCCAGTTATTCTAAGTATGCTTAGACGTAAAGCACCAAATCCTATTGCAGAAGAATTTGATTCATTTGCTGGCTCAGTTGTCTTTGAAGTATCCTCTAAAGTGTTTCATACAGCTAGAAACGAAAAGCGTAAAGGCAAGCATTGGCGCAAATATCTGGACGAAGATGATTGCTTTGCAGATATTAGAGAATATGCCAAGAAGAATCCTGGTAGAGGCATTGTATTGAGAAATGAAAACACAGGCGAAATGTGTTACGCTAGATATCCAAAGAAAAGAGGTTAGTTATGTCAGAAGCATGTAAAAAATTATTCCCGCACGAAGATTCTGTAAATCTAAACAAGTTTTTTGGTGATCCTCGTGGTAGAAATGGGCAAGTTGATTCAAAGTGGTATAGAGAGAATATCGTAAAGTGGACTCCGCCTTATCCATTGTTCTATTCAGATGGCAAGAGAACACCACTAAAAACTTTGCTACTACATAAAAAAGTTGTTGATGTATATACAGCAGCATATACAGAAGTAGCAAAAGAGTTTACACCAGCAGAGATTAAAGAAAATTATTTAGATATCTGTGCTGGCACATTTAACTATAGACCTATGCGTGGTGGCACAAGATTATCAGTTCATTCTTGGGGTATTGCTATTGACATGGACCCCGCAAGAAATCCTTTCCCATCTAAGTGGAGAGAGGGTATGTTAAACCATGAGTTTGCTGATATTCTAGAAAAACACGGACTATGGTGGCGTGGAAGACCGGGTGATAACGATCCGATGCATTTTCAAGCCGCCTGGCGCAGATAAAGGGCATAGAAAGGAAATGGAACTAACAATGTCAGATAACGACACCAACGACCTTAACGATGCTGTTGGTGAAATCGTCACAAGAAATGTTCCTCAGTTCATCACCGCAATCATAGCGGTATTTGGATTGGTCGCAGCATATTTTATGACTATTGGTGACATGAAGGTCAAGGACGCTGAACTACAGCAAAAGGTGACATACCTAGAACAAAAGGTAGATCATATTGAAGAAACTATGGACACAATCAAGAATAAACTTGAATCTCGTATTCCAGTTGTGGATAATGATCGTCAGGACCTTCGTAAGGAAATAGACAGCCTTAGAGAAGTCCTACAACAAATGAGACCAATGCTCAGAAAATGACTTGACAACTGGTCAAGAATGTTATATTATGCTTTTTCATTATGTCCAGGTGAATCATGTCCGTTTATGTAGATAAGAAATACATTTCTCTCCTCGCTCCTAAACTCCAGCAGTTCAAGCAGCGGGGAGAGTTTTTATGGAACTTCCGTTGTCCCGTATGCGGAGACTCCCAGAAGAATAAAATCAAGACCCGTGGTTACCTTTACAAGCGAAAGGAACACTTTGGGTTTATGTGCCATAACTGTGGCAGTTCTATGTCTTTGCAGAAGTTTATCAAGTATGTTGATCCACATTTGTATTCCGAGTATCAGTTGGAATCATTTGTTCAGTCTAACACTACAACAAAAGTAGATGTAAATGAGTTTGTGACAAAGCCAACATTTGAAAGCAAACCAAAGACTATTCTATATACTGATGCCCAGCGTCTTACAGGTCTAAATCCGTATCATAATGCCAGAAAGTATCTAGAAGATAGAAAGGTTCCTATTGAAGACCTTTTCTATGTTGATGACTTTGCAAAGTTTGTTCGTGATCTATTTCCTGACAATGACAAAACACTATATAAAGAAGAACGCATCATCATTCCATTCTACGACAAGGAAGGCAATCTTCTAGGTGTCCAGGGTCGAGCAATCGGTCCTTCTAAGATCAAGTATATCACAATCAAAGCAAGCGAAGAAAGTCCAAAGATATATGGCTGGAATAAGGTGGATACATCAAAGAATGTCTATGTGGTTGAGGGACCCATCGATAGTCTTTTCCTTGATAACTGCATCGCTACTATGGATGCTGCATTGTATCATGCGATATCTATCTTAGGTGTTGACATAGACTATACTTTCGTATATGATAATGAACCTCGTAACAAACAAATCGTAAGCAACATGCGGAAGACAATCGCCATGGGTTATAAGATTTGTGTGTGGCCTGATACTATTGAACAGAAAGACATCAATGAGATGATCTTAGCAGGAATGCACCCAAGTCAAATCCAGCACATTATAGATAGTAACACATATGAAGGGTTGATAGCAACAATGAAAATGAACCAGTGGAGCCGAGTATGAACATCGTAAAAGAAATCCAAACACTACTAAAGAACAAAGGTCATGATCCAGGTCCCATTGACGGTGATCTTGGTCCAAAGACATTAGCAGCAATGAAAGCGTATCTTTCTGCCAATGTTGCACCAGTTGTAGAAAGAACAAAAGAGGTAGCAAAGACAGTTGTGCAGAAGGTTGCACCTATTGTTCCTGTTCCTCAGATTGATGCTAATACACTAAAGGGTCGTGATCGTCCTTTGTATGCCAAAAAAGTTCTAATGGATCTTGGTTGGAAGGACTATCAGGCTGCTGCTATGGTAGGTCAGTTCATGCAGGAATCATATGCTGACCTTCGCACAAATGTATGGGGTGATAACAAGACAGCATTTGGTATTGCTCAATGGCGTGATAACTATGATAAGAAGACTGGCGCACATTCACCAGGTCGTCTAACTGATTTGCTAAAGTTTGCTTCTGATCGTAAGAAGCCTATTGATGATTTAGATACACAGATTAGATTTGCTGATTGGGAACTTCGTCAGGGTTCTGAAAGAGGCACAGGCAAACTACTAGCAGCAACAAAGAACATTGACGAAGCATTAGAAGTTGCTATTGGTTATGAACGACCTGCTGGTTGGCGTCGTGACAATCCACGAAACGGACACGGTTGGGCCCAGAGAGAAAAGTTTGCAAAGGGACTACTATGAACACAGCGAAGATTATTGCGGTAACGGAAACATTCATAAAGACAGAAAAGTATGAAGAATACATCAAACTATTGGAGAAAGGGAAGATATCTCCTGCCGAACGTCCTGTAAAATATCTTACAGCCGAAGAGTTTATTGCATACACCGCCAGAGTATCAAACCCATCTAATCAGCATAACACACTAACCACACCAAAACTACTAAAGTATCTAATCACACATAAGCACTGGTCTCCTTTTGAGATGGTTGATGTTGTCATGGAGATTGAGACGACTCGTGACATTGCTCACCAGATTATTCGCCATCGCTCATTCTCATTTCAGGAGTTTAGTCAGCGTTATGCCGACCCAACAAAGGACATGGGTTTCGTAACAAGAGAAGCACGACTACAGGATGCTAAGAATCGTCAGAATAGTATTGAGACGGAAGATGTTGTGTTACAAAAAGAGTGGCAATATGCACAAGAACATATTGCTGATCAGTGTCAATTTGTTTATAATGATTTCATTAAGAGAGGCATCGCCAAAGAACAAGCAAGAGCGGTTCTACCAGAAGGTCTAACCAAGACTCGTCTATATATGAAAGGATCGCTTCGTTCTTGGATTCATTATATTGATGTTCGTGCCGAAGAAGGCACACAGAAAGAACATCGTGTGATTGCACTTGCAGCACGGGATGAGATTCTTGGGCATTTCCCCTCACTGAATGATTATTGGTATTCTGCACCCGAACCCGTTGTTGAAAATAAATCTTGGTGGAGGTTCTGGTCATGAGTTATAATCTTGCTGGTGGTATATCAAATATGCATAAGCATGTGACATTTTATTTTCATATGCCAGTTAATTTCAAGAAATCACCGTCATGGCTACTTGACCTGCAAGCAGGATGGTACAACTATCCAATAAGTGATGGTTTTAATCGTAAGAAATATTTACTTATTCAAGTAAAAGACAGATCGCAAGAGGAAGAATCTGATATAATCTCTAATCAGGAGAAGTTCTGGTAATGAGTAAGCAACTAAAAAATCTAAGCGCAGATACATTCCACACACTATTTGGTGAAGCATATCGCCGAAATCTAGTAGACAAAAACATAAAGAGACCTTGCACTTTAGCACAATGGCAATCCCAGATAATCATTATTGAAGAACTGCCTACAAGTGGTTTGTCAATCTTTTGTGATATTAGAAATATACCTTGGTGCTAGGATTGAAAAGAAACAAAGAGGAAGAATAAATGGAATCACTATATCAGGAATTTATATATAAAAGTCGTTATAGCCGCTATCTACCCGAAAAGAACCGCCGTGAGAACTGGGACGAAACTGTAAATCGTTATCTGGATTTTATGGAAAATCATCTACAGAAGAACTTCAACTATAACATTCAGGACATTCGTCCACGTCTCTATAATGCCATCTATGATCTCAAAGTTATGCCATCTATGCGTGCCTTAATGACCGCAGGTGTAGCATTGACTCGTGACAATACATGTGGTTATAACTGTTCGTTTCTTCCTATTGATGATCCAAAAGCATTTGACGAGGCCATGTTTATCCTACTTTGCGGCACAGGTGTTGGATTTTCTGTTGAGCGCCAGTTCATCAATCAGTTGCCAGAGATTCCAGAAAAGATGTTTGAGTCCGATACACTTATTGTTGTGAAAGACAGTAAAGAAGGTTGGGCTAAGTCTCTTCGTATGCTTATTTCACTTCTATATGCTGGTGAGGTTCCAAAGTGGGATCTAACAAAGGTTCGTCCTGCCGGTGCTCCACTAAAGACATTTGGTGGTCGTTCTTCGGGTCCTGCTCCTCTTTCTGAACTATTCAAGTTTGTTGTAAAGATTTTTAGGAATGCTCATGGTCGTCGCTTGACTTCCTTGGAGTGTCATGATATTATGTGCAAGATTGGTGAGGTAGTGGTTGTTGGTGGTGTTCGTCGTTCGGCAATGATTTCCTTGTCTAATCTTTCCGATGACCGTATGAGACATGCCAAGGCAGGTGCATGGTGGGAAGCAAATCCACAGCGAGCATTGTCTAACAACTCTGCTGTGTATAACGAGAAGCCAGAAATCGGTTCATTCATGTCCGAGTGGCTGGCACTATATGAATCTAAATCAGGAGAGAGAGGTCTATTCAGCCGTGAAGCATGTCAGAAAATCGCCAAAAGAAACGGACGCCGAAATCATGATCAGTTATTCGGCACAAACCCGTGTTCTGAAATTATCCTTAGACCGTATGGATTTTGCAACCTTACCGAAGTGGTTATCAGAGCCACAGACACCATTGAACAGATTAAGGAGAAGATTGAGATTGCTACTATTCTCGGTACTTTCCAGTCTACTCTCACTGACTTCCCGTATCTAAGAAAGATTTGGCAGAAGAATGCTGAAGAAGAAAGGCTGCTTGGTGTTTCACTAACAGGCATCTATGACTCTAAACTATTCAACAATCCAGATGACAAAGGCATCAAGGAGCGTCTTGTGACTCTTCGTGACTTTGCTGTTGAGGTGAATAATGGACTTGCTAATACTCTTGGTATCAATTCTGCTGCTGCAATTACTTGTGTCAAGCCTTCTGGAACGGTTTCACAACTATGCGATTCTGCCTCTGGTATTCACCCTCGTCATAGTCAATACTATATTCGTCGTGTCCGTGCAGATAACAAAGATCCTCTTACAAAGTTTATGAAGGACAATGGTGTGCCATGGGAGCCAGATGTTATGAAGCCTGACTCCACAACTGTATTCTCTTTCCCAATGAAAGCACCAAAGGGTGCTGTTGTAAGAGATGACATTGACGCTATCAAGCATCTTGAACTATGGGCAGTCTATCAGGAAGCATGGTGTGAGCATAAGCCATCCGTTACTATCAATGTAAGAGAACATGAATGGATGGATGTTGGTGCGTGGGTGTATCGTCACTTTGATGAAATGTCTGGCGTATCATTCTTGCCACATGATGGTGGTTCATATCGTCAGGCACCATATGAAGAGATTAGCGAAGACCTATATGAAGCAATGTTGCCGTCTATTCCAAAGTCTCTGGAATGGGATAGTCTTGTTGAAATGGAAGATAATGTTGAGGGTGTTCAGACCCTTGCTTGCACATCAGGGAGTTGTGAAATCTAATGAAAAATCTAATCGTTGCTATGATGCTACTATCCACACCCGCACTTGCTGAAACAAACATCACCATCAGCAAGTCGCATCAAATGATGCAGGTGGATACGGACGAAGGTACCTATCAGTGGCCTGTGTCTACCGCCCGAAAAGGTTATTATACACCCACGGGTACCTTCACTCCGTATTCTCTACAACCAATGCACTATTCAAAGAAGTATGACATGGCACCAATGCCTCATTCTATTTTCTTTAGCGGTGGTTATGCTATTCATGCTACTCCACATGTTGGGAACTTGGGTCGACCTGCTTCTCACGGCTGTGTTCGGCTTAGTCCTTCTCACGCTGCTACTCTATATGAGATTGTAGGTCGTGATCGTCATAACACAACTATTAGGATTGTACCATGAATCTATTTCAACAAGGTAACTTTGTCTCCCATGCTGGTAATGAATTGTCATGGAAGATTGAATGTGATGCTCTAACAGATGCTGACTGGGAATGTCTTGCTAAGATGATTTCAGAACGATGCCAGTTTGGTTCCGTCTATGGCATTCCTCGAGGTGGTGTCAAGTTAGCAAACGCATTAGAAAAGTATAAGACGCCAAGCAATCCATATAGACTGATTGTTGATGATGTTTATACAACGGGCAAATCTATGAATGAAGTCATGGATTCTGGTGATATCGGTTTCGTTATCTTTGCTCGCCGTAGAGTGGACTTTGAGCCTAACAGATACATTCGTGCATTGTTCACTATGGACATGATATGACAGACAGTCGTTTCAAGTCTATCATGGCAATCATAATCAATCTAACAATTTTCATGATGATAGTAGAGGCCACTAATCTGGCCTTTGCTATCACTGCCGTATTGATTATGTGTGCTGCTCTTGTCTACATCGCATAATCTATAAATATCTAGTCCTTCTAACCAAGGGAGCGGACTTGAAGAAAGAGAAAAAGAAGTATCGTGCTATCTTTATATCTGATGTTCATTTAGGCACAAAATACTCCAATGCTGAAAAGTTATTGGAGTTTCTCAAAGAAACCGAGGCTGATAGATACTATTTGATTGGTGATATTATAGACGGATGGATGATGCGAAAGAAAGTATATTGGCCTCAGGCACACAACAATGTTATACAGTTCTTTTTAAAACAATCCAAAAAAGCAGTAGAAATCTATTATGTTACCGGCAATCATGACGAGTTTCTTCGTGAGTATGCTGGTACAGAGATGGGTAACATTAAACTGGTAAACGAAGTTATTCATCATGGTGAGAATGGCAAACGCTATCTTGTTATTCATGGGGACCAGTTTGACCTTGTCACAATGAACGCCAAGTGGCTTGCTCTTATCGGTGGTTGGTTGTATGATAGAATGATTGACCTCAACCGATATCTACAGGCACTATATAATGTTTTAGGTATAAATGGTTTCTCTCTTTCGGCATGGGCAAAACACAATGTAAAAGAGGCAGTAAACTTTATTGGTGATTATGAAACAGTAGTTGCAGATGCTGCTAGAAGAAGATGTGTTGATGGAGTGGTCTGCGGTCATATTCATCATGCTAATATATCTAAAATGGACGGTATTGAATACATGAACTGCGGTGACTGGGTAGAATCTTGCACCGCTATTGTAGAACATCACAATGGAAAGTTTGAGATTATAAGACGATGAAACTAACAATCTTTACAGATGCATGGGATCCACAAATCAACGGTGTGGTGACCACTCTGAAAACTACTATCAAGCATTTGGAAAAGAGAGGATACGAGGTCAGGGTTGTTCATCCTGGTCTTTTCAAACTCTCTATTCCATTGCAGC